TTCAACATGTGCATTTGATTTGTGAAATCCAAAGTGCCTGATGCCACATTATGTAGAACCTCTTCCCGTAGACCTTGGACATAGCGACGTAGACCAACCGCCGAAGCATAATCATTCACGTAGCCGTTGAGATTCTTGAGGTTAAGAAGAACAACCATCGAATGGTGCTGTTCTTCATCGGTCTCCAAACTATCAACGAAGCTTTGTAGCGCTCCAATATCGTAGACCCCCGGCGTTCCCGGCGTGAAACTGTAGTTCATATCCACTCCCAAAATTCGACAAAAAGTTGCGCATTAGTGATCTACTCGTATCACGGGTCTGTTCAAAGAGCGTTTGAATTATCGAAGTATCCACTAAATACCGACATGTTCGCTCAACTGAAATCAGTCGCCATCATTGGCGCAATCACCCTGTTCTTGACTGAAAGCTGATATTCCACGCCCCTGTAAAAGCCTTCTTGCGGGGGCTTTTTTGTTGACAAGAATTCATTTCAAGGCATCCTAATTTAGGGATTTGGCGTAGTGCCAAGTGCCCACTTAAAGAAAATGATTTTTTATAAGGAAGAAAAAATGTTGATCGATGTCAACGATCTGGGCAGTGGTTATAAAAACGTATCAAGTCGGTTCCGCGTAAATATAGCGGAGAAAACCGTCCTCAGCTTCACCAAGCGCCTTGGTGAAAGGACGCACAAGGCGCTAATTGAGACAGGCGCGTGCATGCCAATGTACGTAGTGCCTGCCGAATGCTGGATCGAAGGAAAGTACTTCCAGTTGGGAATCGCGATTCCAACCTCCGACCCGGAAGGCTCATTCCGGGGAACATACTATCTATTCGGGGCAAGCCATGAGCAATTTGGTGCAGACGAAGAGCTGGAGGACAGGCGATCTGTTGCCCAGTTTTGCGTTGTAACCGAATTAGCTTTGGTCAGACCAGCAAGTGCGCGTCGTCAGCAACGTGAAGAAAATGTCTACTACATCTCCGATGGTGATTACCGCGCGATGAAGACCTTCTTGAACTGACCAACTGGTGTTGGAGAAGCTATAGAGACTGGCTTCTCCAACCTTGACATCAAGTCATTTGAGCAAGTCTTAGCCCTGTCTATCTGAAGACAGCAACCGCGTAACAGCCGAATTGATCAGGCGTTCTTCGGCTTACGACCGCGCCTTGGCTTGTTTTCTGCGGCTGCGTCCGACGAGCCGTAGGCTTCTTCAATCAAAGCTCTGAAGTCCGCTTCTGTCTGCGCGCCTACTGCCGCCCGGTGAAGGAAGTCGCTGACATCATTTTTGTTTTCCACTCGATAAGTTTTTGCGAGTTTTCCAAGCTTGATATGGAAGCCGCCATTTTCCTCTTTTACCCAACTGCGACGGCTTGTTTCGCCCGTTTCGAAAGCCTTCTTTTGGCGAATAAGTGCCGCCAAAAAAGCGTTTACGGCTTCGTTCTCTTTAACCTCATAGCTTTTCGAATATTCCAAGAAAGTTGTCATTTCGGTCTCCGATCAATGTTTTGCTAAATATCTGAAAAACGAATCTCAGAGAACAGCAAAGCATGCAAGTCATTTTTCATCTTCCTCGCGGATATGAAGCCGAAATCACACAGGCAAAAGCGGACAACATTTACGCCGAATGGATCGATTCCAAGTTTGGTGCAAAGGTTCGAGAACTCATTTCAGAAGACTTTAATTTAGCAGTCGATGAAGGATTTTTCACGGTCGATTTCACTTACGAAGATGACGCGCTTGCCTTTCTCAAAACATTTGGAGGCAGAGCGGTTAATGAGTGAATGGAGCAAGTCAGAAGAGAACATAGCTCGATTAAAGAAGATCGGTTTCCAGAAGGGCAATCGCTCTGGTGGGCGCAAGAAATTTCCTGAAGAACTTCGGAACAGCATTATGGATGCGACGCCTGAAGCGCTGGAAAACATGATTGCGCTTATGAACGATAAGAACGCCAGCGACGGCGTTCGCTTCAAAGCTGCCGAATGGCTGTTGAGCGCTGTCATTCCGAAAGCAAAGGCAGATACGAACGTCAATGTGAACCACTCCCATTCGATTGCCGGCATGCTCGCGGAAATCAATTCGCTGAAGCTGCCGGGTGCCAAGGAAAATATTATCGACATCACGCCGGAAGAAGACACCGACGACGATGATTGATTGGATCGTAGCGGCAATTGCCGCCTTCTCTCTGTTCCTTGCCAGCAACGGGTTTCAGACAAGCCACATCATTGCAGGGTTCTTCGGATCGGTCGTTCGAAGCTTCGTGGCTAAGACCGGAACGCTTTGGCAGAACCTGTTCGGTGGATTCATCGGCAGCATCATTGCCGCCTATGTCACTCCGTTGATTGCCTATCTGTTTTCCATTGCAGATCCCTCCACAGTGAATTCAGTGGCGTTCGCCGTTGGTCTACTCGGCATGTATTTCGCGGAAGCCTTGCTGCTCATTGCCAAGGACTACGCGAAAAATCCCGCCAAGATGAAGGAGGATTTGAGGGAGTTCCTGCTCCGTTTCCTCAACCGAAAATCTGACTGAGTTTGCCATTCCGCTAAATATCGGATGGCGAATAAAGACGAAAATTTACACGAATTAGCAGCACTTATAGACATTTATCGCGAAGACATTGCCGTTTTCGCGCTTCAGGTTTTTGGCTCTACCCTTACCCCGAAACAGATCGAATTCTGTGAAGCTTTCCGTACCAAACGCACCATTACCTTTCGCGGTGGTGTCGGATTTGGCAAGACGCATGCGGAAGCCATTGTGACTTGGTGGGCGCTGATCACCCACGATCAGATTCAAGTTTCTATCTTTGGACCGTCAGAGCCGCAGTTACGCGGCGGTATCTGGAAAGAACTCCAGGTACTCCACGGAAAGATGTCTCCGATCTTCAAAGAGAGCTTTGACGTTCAGGCAACGCGTATCAGTCGCACGGTCAATCCAAGTTCCTGTTTTGCCGAATATCGTCTGGCAAGCGGCGACAAGCCCGACAATGCCCGTGGTATTCATGCCCACAACAACTTCGTCATTGTGGATGAAGCCTCCGGTATTGACGACGCCGTTTTCACTGGCGCGCTGCTGAACATCCTTACCGATCCGAACGCAAAGCTCTGTCTCGTCTCGAACCCTTCCAAGGCAAGCGGCTTCTTCTGGCGCACTCACTGCGATCCAGACATTCGCGATGAATGGACCCAAGTCCATGGGCAGATGAAGGACAGCCCGCATTTCGATCCGAAAACCTTCGAACAGCTTGCAAAGAATTACGGGGGGCCGCTCAGCCGCGAATATCGCGTCATGGTCCTTGGCGAGTTCCCGCTTTCCGATATTGACGGCTTGATCAGTCGGGAATGGATCGAAACCGCCATTCTCAACACAGAAGTCGTTCCTGCCTCGAATGCCCCTGTCATATGGGGTCTTGATCCGGCTGGCGCTGGTAAGGACAGTTCCGTGCTGGCAATGCGCCATGACAATTTGCTGTTGGGCTTTGAGGAATGGCGCGGACTTGATCCGACACAGTTGGCGTACAAGGTCAGAGACCTTTATCAGTCCACGCCGAAGAACATTCGACCATCCATGATCGCCGTTGATGCGACCGGTCTTGGTCACGGTGTTTGGAGCAATCTGAAAGACTTCGGTCTTCCCGTTCATTCCTGCATTTTCGCCGGAACGCCAACACGCAACCCCGACCGCTATCATCGTGTCCGTGACCAGATTTGGTTTGAGATGCGCGAATGGTTTCAGACAGAAAACATCTCCATTCCCAATCATCAGCGGCTTATCGAAGAGCTTGTCACACCGACTTATGATGACGGTTCTGGCAAGATCAAACTTGAAGAGAAGAAGGCGCTGAAAAAGCGTCTCGGTCGTTCGCCCGATTATGCCGACGCCTTGGCTATCACTTTCAGCGTCAATCCTTCTCGTTTTCAAAGCAAATACTCGTGGTCGAAGCCAATCGAGTACACGAACCTCCAGAGTTACCAGTGAAGCTAAATAGCCTCAAAAAGAGAAAGGATTAATGGACGAACAGGCTAAGGCTATTCAAAACAGCATCGCGGTGAAACTGAAAGACGCTGTAAATTTCAGCAATTCAAATATTGCGACCAAGCACGAAACGGCGCTGAAATATTATAAGCGCGCATATTTGCCCGGCGACGACAAAATCAAAGGTCGCTCGAAATGGGTTTCGCCTGAAGTTCAGCAGCGCGTTGACTGGTCCGTTGCCAGCATGATCCGCATCTTCGATAGCCCGGAAAACGTTTGTGAGTTCCTTCCATTTGGACCAGAAGACGAAGCGATTGCGCGTCAGCAGACATCTGTGGTGAACTGGATTCTGAAGACGAAGAACAGTCATCTGTCCTTCCTTCAGCCATGGCTTCAGAACGGCTTCATTTGCGGTCTAGGCATTATCACAGCGGAATTCACGACCGAGACCGTTGAAGGTCTTCCCCGCACAATCAAGGGCATTCCAGACGCGCAGCTTCTCGCATTCGATCAGCAGGAAGAAGCCGGTCAAATCGTCATTGAGGAAGCATCCAAGCCGTATCTGAACCAAGCTGGTATGTCGGTTCGCGACCTGAAGATCAGAAGTGTTCGCCGTAATCCCGTTTTCAACGTACTGTCTGTCGCCCCCGAAGATTTCATTATTTCCCGAGACGCGAAGATTGATCCTGAAACCGGCGGCATTGCTGCCAAGCTTCAAGGGCATCGAAAGATCGTTTCTAAAGCTGCCCTGCTTGAAATGGGCTATGACGCCGAGAAGATGTCCAAGATCGCTCTGGCATCGAGCAAGAATGATGGCATTGCCTTGGAACGCTCGAAAGACCTTGACGGCGATCAGGGAATTTCAGGCGATGACGTGGAAGTCTTTGTCGTCTACTGCAAAATGAAGATCGACAAGAAGGCTCGGCACTATCGCTTCACGCTTGCCGGTGGTATCGAAAAGCCTGTCCTGCTCGATTACGAAGAAACCACCCGTTTCTATCCGTATGCGCCGTTCGTTCCATTCCCGCAGGCAGACACCCTGTTTTCCATGGGTATCGCTGACAAGATTGGTGATGATCATATCCTGATCACCCGGTTGAACCGCGCCATCATTGACGATCTGCACAGCCACGTAAATCCGACAAAGATCGTAAACCCGGATGCCGTCAATCTGGACGACCTTCTGAACGTTCACCCCGGCTCCATCGTTCGCTCAAACGATCCAACGGGCGGCATCAGCTATTCTATTCCGCCTTTCGCTGGCGGTGATGCAATGCCGGTCATTGCCAATCTGTCGAACAGTCTCGATTTCACGACTGGTGTTGGTCCGCAGATGGTATCGCTGAATGCAAGCGATCTTCAAAATGCTACCGCGACCGCCGTAAATCAGCGCAATAACTCAAGCCAGTTGCTGGTTGAGATGATCAGTCGCTATTTTGCGGACACTGGTTATGCCTACCTTATTCGCATCGTCATCGACCAGCTTCTTCAGAAACCGGAAGAGGCTCAAGCGTTCATCGCACGATTGACGAACAACTTCGTGCCGATTGACGAATTCACGCCTGAACTGGATGTGACGACCTCCGTCGCGTTCGGCGTGATGAGCCGTGACCAGTCTACCGCTTCATTGACCAATCTCTTGGCACAGCAAATGTCCGCCATGCAGGCTGGTCTTCCCATCGTCAACGCTCAGACGATCTACAACACCCTTGCCAAGCTTTCCGAGACGGCAGGCTTCAAGAACAGCAGCCTGTTCTTTGTCGATCCAAGCACATTGCCGCCTCCCCCACCACCAGAGCCTCCCGTCGATCCGAATGCCGGTCTGATTGAGATGGAAAAGGTCAAGGCGCAGTTGAAGGCGCAATCCGATGAAGCAGACCGCAATTTCGAAATGCAGAAACTGGTTGCTCAACTTCAGCAGCAGCAATCTGAGTTCCGCGAAGAGATGGAATTGAAGAGCAAACAGCAGGAGCAAAATTACCTCGTGAAGCTGATGGAATTGGACAAGAAATATTCACAGACTGACACTCCGATAAGCGACATTCCGCAGATAATGATTGAGGTTCCGAATGAACAATATTGAGAAAGCACAGAAGGCACTTCGCTTGAAGGAGAACGAAGATTTTCGCGCCCTGATGAAGTGCATTGAAGCCGAAATTTTCGAAGCTTTCATGAACACGAAGTTAGGGCAAGCGGAAGAACTCGATAGCGTTCACCAACTCAGTCATGGTTTTAAGCTGATCAATCAAAGGCTCGATAAATACGTCGAAGTCGCCAAATACGAAGCGCAATCGCAGAAAGATGAAGAATACTAAATATTCGAACCAAAATAATTTTAGGAATTACTAAATAGATGGAATTTGAAAGCAACAATCCGGAAGGAACTGCATTAAACATTAATGAAGCGGCTGATCTTATCAGTCAAACTCTCGACGTATCTGAGGACTCTTTTGATGAGCAACCAGACGAGAACGTTGAATTACCGGAAGTGGATGAAGCTGTCGAAGCTCCTGAAACTGAAGAGACGCCGGAAGAGCAATTTTTCGATATCGATGGCAATCAGGTAAGTCTTAGCGAAATTCGGTCCTCTTATATGAGACAAGCCGACTACACGAAAAAGACGCAGGAAATTGCCGAACAGCGGAAGTTCTATCAGGAAAACCAAAGGGATGTGAATTCCCTTCGATCTGAAGCACTGGCAGGGATTGAAGCCCTGAAACAGCAAGTTTCAATCGAGTTCCGTCAGATGGAATATCCCGATTTCGATTGGCTCGCAGAAAATGATCCGGCGGAATATGTCCGACAGAAAGCCCAATGGGAAAAGCGTGAATACGCCGTTCGCCAAATCTATGAAGCTGAAACTGCACTGAAGCAGAAAGCAGCCGCATATGAGGAAGAGCAGCGCCAGATCGCAATTCAGGAATCGAGCAATCGCTTCTTCGAAAAATATCCCGATCTGAAGGACAAAAATAAGGCTGATGAAGTTTTCAGTGACATCACTGGAATGCTTTTGGACACTGGCTTCAACGAGCAAGAAATCAAAAGCATCGTTGACTTCCGCATCATCGACCTACTGTACCGAGTTGTTCAAGCTGAAAAAGCACAGAAGGCAATTCCGCAGGTAGTCGAAAAGATCGAGAAGAAGCCGGTTATTTCTGCGAAGGAAAATTCGCGAAAGACGGCTGCTGATTATGATCGTCAGACTTATGAAAAATTCAACCAATCTCGCAGTGTTGCGGATGCCGCAGCCCTCATCAAAAATCTACTCTAAGAACAAGAAGGTAAGAAAATGCCCACTTTAACCACGACTAATGTTTCCCATGTACGCGAAGATTTGAGCAACGTCATTTCGATGATTTCGCCGGAAGAGACTCCGTTCATTTCCTCTATCGGTAAGACCAAGGCAACCGCTGTCAAGCACGAATGGCTTCAGGACGAACTTGCTGCTGCCAATAAGGACAACGCTATTGCTGAAGGCGCCGATGCAACCGATACGACCCTCAATGGTCCTGTTCGCATTTCGAACGTCACGCAGATTTTCCAGAAGGACATTCGCCTGAGTTCCACTCTGAACGCCGTCAACACGGCTGGCGCGAAGGATGAACTTGCTCGCCAGATCGCCAAGAAAGGCAAGGAACTGAAGCGAGATCAAGAAGCTGCGTATGTCTCGGGCAACGGCTCTGTTGCAGTAGGCGTCCGCAAGCTCGGTGGTGCTGAAGCCTTCATCTCTACCAACGCTCTGCATGGTGCGAACGGTGTATCGACCGGTTTTTCCGGTGGTGTGGTCAATGCTCCTACGGCTGGTACGGCTCGCCCGCTCACTGAAGCACTGTTCATTTCCGCTCTCCAGAAGATTTGGGAAGCTGGCGGTGATCCGAACACGGTTATTGCGCCGGGAATCCTGAAGTCGAAGATTTCGACCTTCAACGGTGGTTCGACCAAACAGCAGAACGCGGACAAGAAGACCGTCAATCAGGCTGTAGACCTTTACGTTTCGGATTTCGGTACTGTTACGATCCTTCCGCATCGTTTCATGTCCACTTCGACCGTCATCGCCTACGATCCCGCTCTTTGGAATTCGGCTGTCCTTCGAGGTGTTGAAAAGAAGGAACTCGGCAAGACTGGTGATAGTGAACGCTATATGCTCGTCACTGAAACGTCGCTTGAATGCCTCAATAAAAGGGGCAACGCCAAGATCGCTGACTTGAACGGCTAAAGGCTGAAGTTCAGCCAAAATAATCATAAATTCAAGAATCGACTTAGAGCCTCTTCGGAGGCTCTTTTTTATGCGAAATCTCCCAAATTCGGCTCGCCGCTAAATACGTCGATAGACATTTTTAGAGGCATATTGATGGACAATTTTCAAGCTGGTGATCTTCTCCAATCCGGCTCGGTCGTATGGGAAGATACACCTGATTATACGGTCACTTTGATCCGCGACGGTGACAAGATCATTATCAAAACCGATTACAAAAATCTTCAGGCAATGTTCGATGCAAATGCGCAAGAGGCTGCTGATTTCAATCACGCTGGTTCGCATTCCGATGTTGTGAAAGTCGCTGGCATTCCAATTGGACTTTACTTTAATTGGAAACGCGAAGGCATCACCGACGATCCCGAAGCGATGAAGCGTCGTCTCAATGACGCTGATTATGCAAAGTTCCGCGTGAACAATTGGAGGCTCTGATATGACCTATCAAGAGTTTCTGACGCTCATCAAAAGCTACACCATTCGCGACGACGCTCCTATTACCAGCTTCATCCTTCGTGCTGAAAGTCATCTTCGCCCGATTGTTCGCCATTACCGTTCTGAAAAAACCATCGTTCTTTCGATCAGCGACGACATTGCCGAGCTACCTGCCGACTTCATTGAAATTCGCGCGATTACCGGTATTGAGAAACGATACAAACCGGTCTCCATCAACAGCGCCACGCTGACTTCTGATGAGGTCGGCTATTATCGTATTGCCGGAAAATTGATCTTTGCCGGTCAAGTCGAAGATACGGTCAAGCTTACCTATTATTCAGCCTTCACAGCCTTGACCGAGACGAATTCCAATTGGCTCTTCGAGCACTTCCAGAACGTCTATATCTCCGCCGTTCTCAGGGAATTTTACCGTTGGGAAAAAGATGCAGAAGGTATCGCTTCTGAACAGGCGGCTTTGAACGAAGCTCTTAGCGTTCTTGCGGAAGATGACAGGCGCGGTCGCATGATTGGCTCCATCACGCTTGGTGGTCCCACATGGCAGTAATCGACCAACCTTTTTCCTCATGGACGCCCGATCTTCCAGCACTTGGAAACGCGGGGCTGGTGAAGGCGCATAATGGAACGCCGGGGCGCGGCTCATTTGCCGGTGGTGTCACCTTCTTCCCGATGAAAGCCGTCAGCTTATATTCGTCCACAGCGATGGCATCTCGCCCGCTCGGCACAGCCATCGGTCAAAACGCATCAGGCGATGCCAAAGTTTATGGTGGTTGTGCCACGGCGCTGTACAAGCTCTCGCCATCTACCCGTCAATGGACGAACATTTCCAGATCAGGCGGCTACACGACTACGGGCAAAGAACGTTGGAAGTCTGTGGAATTCGGAAGCGTGCAAATTTTCACCAATTTCAGTGATGAACCCCAATTCATCGACATGAATCAGGACATCCAGTTCGCAAATCTGACGACCCTTGTGAAAGGCAGACATATTGCGACGACCAAGGGTTTCACCATTCTCGGGAATACCTATGACGCTCTTGACGGTGCTGTTCCTTACCGTGTTCGTTGGAGCGGAATCGAGTCACCTTCCGATTGGATTTATTCCCCGCAAACTCAGGCGGATTTCCAAGATATACACGGCTCTGGCTCGATCATGGGTATCGTCACCGATGATCAGTGCTGGATATTGCTCCAGCGCGGCATTGTTCAGATGCAGTACATTGGTGCCCCTTACGTTTTCAGCTTCACAGACCGAGTGGTTGGAAAAGGCTGTTCTGTTTCCGAATCCGTGATTTCCGTCGAAGGACGGCACTTCTTCCTGTCTGATGACGGGTTCTACATGCTCAATGGCGGTAGCCTCACACCTGTTGGTGCTGGTCGGATTGATAAGTGGTTCTTGCAAAATGCCGATCCCGACAAACTCAATCTGATGTCCGTTGCAGCCGATCCCCGAGAAACCCTGATTTACTGGTCATTCTGCTCGGTTAATTCCCCGAACGGTCATCCAGACATGATGCTGATATTCAATTACGTCACTGGCGAGTGGACTACCGCTGATGCGACAGCGGACATGATCTTCAATGCCATTTCCCTGCCGTGGACGATTGATCAGTTGGACGCCTATGGAACGCTGGATAATGTTCCAGCTTCTTTTGATGACCCTATTTGGTCGGGCGGTAAGTCCATGCTTTGGGCGATGAGCGACACAGGGGCGGTTTATTCGTTCTCAGGTCAAACCCTCGAACTGTCCATTGAGACCCCCGAATATCAGCTTTCGAAAATTCTACCCAATCAGACTGGTGCTGACATTGCCTCTATTTCGAGAGCAAGACCATTGTTTGAAGGCAATGGAACTACTCGGGTTCAAGTAGGCACTCGAAAGCTTCTTTCCGATCCAATTCAATGGTCAAATCCCCAAGATACAAATGCCGAAACCGGTTTCGCTTACTTCCGGGAAAAGTCACGTTTTCAACGCTTCCGTATCAATATTTCTGGCGACTGGAAGACTGCCTTCGCTGTTCAGATTGACGGGCAGACAGCGGGAAAACGCTAAATAGCGTAATGGAAAGAGTCTACGATCATACGAATACACGACAGATCACAAGCGTTTTGAATCAAATTGCCGGTCAATTTGATAATACCGGTTCTGTGACTTTGGCGAATTCACTCACGGCGACAACGGTCACAAATCCAAAAATCAATAGCCAGAGTAAAATCTTCCTTCAGGCAAGAACGATTGCTGCTGCGAATGCTCTCAATTCGACGTTTATTTCAACAATTAATAACGGCTCATTTGTGATCACGCATGCCGCTGCAACGACCGTCAGAACATTTGATTACGTGGTGTTCAACGTATGATGCAGATGGACTTTTCAGAACAAGAATATGCGCGGGTTCGAGCGTGGCTTTTATCAGCATTCGAGCGGACACCACCCGTTTTCGATGAAGCGGAAATGCTCGAAAAATTGCGGAACAGCGAATGGCATCTCGTAACCGGTGATCACTTTGCAGCAGTTCTAGAACTTTGCAAATTTGAAGGAGAATGGATCGCAAACGTTCTACTTTTGGGCGGCGAAAAGAACAAATCATTAAAAGAAATTATGCGCTGCCAAACCATCTTTTGTGCCTTTCTGAAAGATCAAGGCTTCACAAAACTGGTCGGAACACCCCGCCGCGAATGGCATAAACTTATCCTGAAAAATGGCTTCGAAAAGCAAGAAGAAGAATTCATAAAGAGGCTTTAAACTGATGGCATCAACTCCAAAACAAACAACCACAACTACGAGTACGGAGCCGTGGAGCGGCAGTAAGCAATACCTGCTTGATCAGTATGCAACGCTCGATAATCTCTATAAAAATGGCGCTCCAAAGCCGTATCAAGGCTCGCTGATTGCTGACCAGTCGCAGGCAACTAAAGATGCTCTTTCCAGCGCGGAAAACATCGCCAGAAACGGCAATACCTCAATGCTTACAAATGCGACAAATGCCGTCAATTCGGTGATGAACAGTTCTGGAAATCAGCAAGCACAGAACACGTTTCAGAACCTTCAAAGTGCGAGCGGCTTTGCACCGAATCCGACGAACGACATGGCAAGCAAGATTGCCAATGGACGATTTGCGAGTGGTCAGTCTTCGAACAACCCGGCGATGGCTTATCTTCAGAATACCGCTTCTGGAGCGAATATCGGTCGTAATCCTTATCTTGATCAGATGGTTTCGAACCAGCAAGATCAGATCGCAAACAAGCTGAAAAATATTACTAATCCCGGCATTGATAGTCAGGCGGCTTCAATCGGTCGAATGGGTTCGGGCGCTTACGCTACTCAGCGCAACAATGCCGAAACGACTGCTGCCAATGAGATGGCGAAGGTCGCAACCGATATGTACGGCAATCAGTACAATCAGGACGTTGGAAATCAGATGAATGCTGCCAACGCATATGGCTCGCTTTACAATTCCGACTTCGCAAACAATCAGAACCAGCAAGCTAATGATCGTTCCTATCAGCTTCAGGGCATGAACACGCTAAGCAACAACTATCAGAATTCAATCTCGAACATGCTCGGCTTGAACGATCAGAAGCTGAATGCGGCGAACGCTTCTGTTGCGGCAGATTCCAATCTGGCTTCGCAAAAGCTCAATGCGGCGAACATGGCTGGTCAGACTTACCAGAACCAGTACCTGCCCTCGCAACAACTGGCAAATGTCGGCGCTTCTCAGGATTCTCGTCTGGATGCTCTCAAGGCTGCTGAGATCGGTGCATGGGATCAGCAGCAACAGCAGCCAATTATGAACAGCGCGAACTTCATCAACCTGCTTAATGGCGGCGGTTACAATAGCCAGACATCACAGACGCCGGTTTATTCGAACACGGGTGGTCAGATTCTCGGCGGCTTGTCGTCACTCGCTGGTTTGTTTGCCCTCTGTCAGGCTTCGGAAAAAATCCTGCACAAGCATGTTGGGTTCATGCCGCTGACAAATGGTGATCGCATCGCAATTTACGAATTCACCTACAAAAACGACCCTGATCAACGGCGCTGGTATGGTCCAATCGCGGAAGAAGTTGATCGCAAGACAGATGCTGCAATCGAAATTGACGGAAAGCTCCATATCGATGTGACGAAACTTATGGAGGTAGCGTAATCATGGCTGGCGTATTTGATTTCCTTTTCAAAAAGAAACCCAATGGTGAGGACGATCTGAAAGCCGTTCTCACTCCTGAACAGGCGAAGAAAGACAACTTCCTGTCTCAGTTCCTGCCGGAAGACCCCGAGAAGCGCCAGTCGCTTGCCCAAAGCCTTTTGCTTGGCGGCGCTTCCATGATGGCGGCTGGCGGTCCTTCTGAGAAACCTACAAACCTTCTGTCCGTCATCGGGCAGGGTCTCGGCAATGGCGTGGGCGCATACAACGCGAACATGGATGGTATTGCTGATCGCCAGACGAAAGGCATCACCAATCGAGCCAATCAGGTGAAGCTCCAGAGCGTGCAGGATGCACAGAATCGGGCTGCGACCTTCGTTGAAAAATATGGCTCGCCTTCCGAGAACGGCTATTCGATTGAAGCCCTCTTCGAACTTCACAAAATGCAGCTTGCCAATGGCGACGACGAAGGCGCTCGCGCCACGCAAAAGCAGATACAGGCGCTGCAACAGCATGGTGCCGAAAATGGCATGGTGCTTGGCGACGATGGCTCCTATCGACTGGCAGACGGTTACGGCAAAAGCCTGTTCGATACGAAGAAGGCGGAAAGCCTTGGTTCGGCTGTTGGGCAGAATGCTGAAATCACCGCCGATCAGAAAGACTTCAAGTTCGGTTTGGATAATCCCGAATTCCGCAAATATGAAACGGCGAAGAAGAAAGACACCAATATCAACGTCAGCACTGGTCCCAAAGACGGTGACATGTGGAAAGCCATGGACAAGGAGCGTGAAAATGCTTCGGGTGCTCAAGGTGCCCTCAACCAAGTCTATGAAATGAAGCATGCCCTTGGCAACGCTACGACCGGTTTCGGTGCAAACCAGCTTCTTTGGGGACAGAAGGTAATTGCCGCCATGGGTGGCGATTCCAGTAAGGTTGCCGACACCGAAACCTTCCGCACGCAGGCTATGGAAATGGCAGCGAGAATGAAGGGTGATCTTGTCGGCAATGCTCAGATTTCTGACAGCGACATGCGCTTCGTGCAGCAAGTTTCCGGTGGCGACATCACTCTTGATAAGGCGACGTTGGAAAGGCTGCTTGATATCCGCGAAAAATCGCTTGGTGGCATCATTGATCGATACAACAGCAAGATTGAGCGCATCTATCCAGACACTGAAGAAAACAAAACCAATCGCACGTACTTTGGCGGCATCAACGCTCCCGAAAATCCGTACAAGAAAGGTGCAGTCGTCGTTGATAGCCAAGAAGGCTATGATGCTGTTCCCGCTGGTGCGTCCTATCGCTTCAGTGACGATCCTCCCGAAATGGTTCGGAGGAAGCGTTGATGGTCAATTACATCCGTTATGCCAATCAGGGAGCCACGCGCAATCGTGAGCTTTCTGAAGAGCTTCTGAAACGGCTTGGCTATCTCGAAAACATGGGTGTCACAGCCGAAGTGTTTTCAGGTGGACAGCCAGGTATTGAGGAAGGCGGCGCTCGTGTTGGTTCTGTTCGGCATGATCATGGCGGCGCTGGCGACATGTTTTTCTATAAAGACGGTCGCAAACTCGATTGGGCAAACGATCAGGATCGCCCGATTTTCGAACAGATTGTCAGTCAGGGCAAGGCAAACGGCATTACCGGCTTTGGTGCTGGTCCCGGCTATATGCAGGCAGGTTCCATGCATGTTGGTATGGGTAAGCCCGGTGTTTGGGGTGCTGACGGTAAAGGCGACAATGCCCCTTCGTGGCTGCAATCTGCCTACAATGGCGCTCCTTCCCAAGCCAAACCTGATGTTGTCTCGGAAGTCATCGCTGCTGCCGATCCTGCATCAGCGCCAAGGCAGATTCCCGGCACGGAAACAGTTGCCCTTGCTCAAAAGACGGAAGAGCCGAAAAGCCGCAATGGGGTTCTGATCGACGCCTATAATAAGCTGACAGGATCGAATGTTGAGATCGGGGACAAAATTCTAGGCATGGAAACCGACAAGATGACCAAAGGTTTCGGTCAGATCGGTGATTTCGCCAAGACCCTTGGAGAACAGGACCAAGCGCTAAATAGCCAAATACAGGCAACAGCAAGGGCGCAAGGCGGTCGTATCGGTGGCGGCAATCCCGTGGAAATCGCCGTTCTTTCTTCGTTGCCAGAACAACAGCGCAAACGCCGGGGCGGTCTCTCCGGGCTTGGAGGCTTCACGCTTTAACCTATGGACGATTGGAAGAAGAAAATTATTGAGCGCGATGGCGGTGCTATTCCCGATTGGAAGCGCAAGATTATCGAGAAAGACAGCGGCACCAACGTTTTCGAAAATGCCGGTCCCGATCCTCGCGATATTTCGGGCGATGCAGGTGATGCACCTTGGAACGTCCGCATGGCAGTCGGCGCGCTCGATAAGCCCGAAGACCGACTTGCAGCAATCCAGAAGACATATCCCGACGCAAAACCTTATAGCGACGACAATTTCATTTTTACGGACGAGAACGGCAGGACACGACTTTACAATAAGGAAAGCTGGTTTCCGTCTCTTGGCGACTTCGCATCTATCGCACCTGAAATCGGTGAAACGGTTGGTGGCGCTGTTGGTGGCGTTCTTGGCGGTCTCGGTGGCGGTGCCGTTGGTTCTGCCGTTCCTGTCATTGGAACAGGCGTTGGTGCCTTTGGTGGCGCGGTAACTGGTGCTGGTGGCGGTTCTGTTGCCGGTCGTGAAGGTGTCCAGAATGGCTTGAACTGGCTGTTCGGTAATGAAGACACGCGAACCGGCTCTGAACGGGCTGTTGATATGGGCAAAACGTTTGCGATGGGTGCGGCTGGCGAAGGTGCCGGTCGTGCGGTTGGCGCTGGCTGGAAAGCAGGTAAAAACGCCTACAAAAAGATGCTGGTCGGTGAAGTTGACGATGTTGCCAAGGCGCAGGCGAGATTGGCAGACCTGAACGCCATTGGCGCTGATAATCCGCTTCCCGGCATGGTCAACGGCAATCCACGCACATCAAAATTTGAACATGCTCTGTCCTCGCTTCGAAACGGTGACGAAATTCAGAAACGCATTGATGATGCTCATCAGGCGATGGACGGCGAATTCGACCGGATTGTTTCGGGAACAGGAACTACCAGAACGCAGGCTGAACTTGGGGAACTTCTCAAGGAACAGGCAAAGGCTGCAAAACAGGCTGGCTACCAACGTTCCAATCAACTCTATGACCGTGTTGGCGAGAAAGTGACCTCTCCAGCCGTGATCGACAATACGTCTTCCTTTTTGCAGAAGCTGAAGGCGGATCGTGAAGCCATGGGTAGTTTTGACAAGCGTGCAATCGGTTCTCAGACTGACAGCGTGATTGATGATGCGACCGCTATTCTGGAAGATGCTCAGAACGGAATGACCTTCGATCAGCTTCAGAAAGCTCGAACGATCATTGGGCAACGGGCGAAAGAAACAGACGACAGAGTTCTCTCAAACCATCTCAACGGCTTGTATGGCGCGTTGAGTGCCGACATGGAAAAGACGGCTCTGGCGTCTGGTGAAGATGCCGCGCAAGCATGGCGCAAAGCCAACAATCAGTACAGGCGGCAAATGGACCCGGTGAAAGGGTTCGGGAAAGGCAGTGTTGCCGATAAAATTATCCAAGCTCCCGATACAGACAAGATTTGGCAATTCGCGACCGAGACCACCAATAAGGGTGGAAACCGAATCGCGCAAATTCGTAGAACCGTTGAAAAATCTGAAGGCGGCAAAGACGCATGGGCTGACGTTGTTTCCAGCAGCATCGAGCAGCTTGGCAAGTCCACAGACGTTGAAGGCGTTGAGCAATTCAATTCCACCATGTTCCTGAACAAGTGGTCGAAGATGTCTCCCGAAGCCAAAGACGCCATTTTCAAGGGCACGAAGAACCAGCAATACCGACAGGATTTGGACAGGCTTGCACGTATCTCCAACAACATGAAGCAATATGCTCGTGGTGCAAACCATTCGAATAGTCAGACGCACAAGCAGATGCTCGACAATCTCAATCCGCTGGACAAGAACAATGTGCTGACTTCCGCACTCGGTATGGCGGGTGGTCTTGAACCGATGTCAGCGCTTGCCATTGGTGCGGCGAAGGGTGCCGCAAAAGTTGGTACAAACAAATTTCTCACCAACAGTCGCATGGCGCTTTTTAAAGACCCTGAGACAGTCGCATGGTTGGCGGGCGTTCCCAAAGCAGAGATGCAGAAAGGCGGGATTCAGGGGCATATGAAGAAGCTCGTGGAAATCCGTAAGCGCACTTCTGATCAGGCGGTGGCAACTGCCATTGCCGACTACTTCCGTGATCTCGGCTACGAAAACGACCAATAACCTAAATAAAATCAATAATAATAAGAGGGCGAAAAGCTCATGACAGACCTAATTTCTTCCGATTGGAAAGAGCTTGATGCGGACAACACCCAACCGTCTCCGAATGGTGTTGCCGGTGGCTATTCACCATCTTCCGTTGCGCCAATTATCCGCTCAATTCGCGGTTCGCTGAAGCGCTTCTATAACCAAGCCAATCCTGTTTACACTTCGACGGGAACGGGTAACGCCTACGTTCTGACGTTCGAGGCTGCACCAGCCGGATATTCAAAGGGCATCATCTATCGCTTTTGGGCACATGCGACGAATACGGGTGCAGCGACTTTGAATATCAACCAGCTTGGAACGAAAGCAATCGTTTCAGGGTTCGATGGCTCCCCCTTGATTGCTGGTCAAATCGTATCAGGACGCGCAGTCGAAGTTGTCTATAATGGCACGGCTTTCGAATTGATCAGTCTCGCCTTTACACCTGTTCAGCAAGGCGGTGGCACAAATCAGGGAACAGCCAAGATTTCTCTGGGCATGAGTTCTGGTAATCGGCTTTTGATGCAGGCGGATAGCACGGACTATTCTGACACTTTCCCTATCAATATCAACGGGAATGCGACCACGCTTGCAGGCTACACGCCATCCACTCTTCCTGTTTCGACGCCTGTTCAAACAGCATTCGACACGGTCGAAGCCGCGTTGAGCCTGAAATCACCCTTGGCTTCCCCGGTTTTCACTGGAACACCAACTGCGCCAACTCCAGCGCAAGGAAACAATTCAACGCGGCTGGCGACAACTGCTTATGTCGATACTGGTCTTGCGGGAAAACTGAACACGTCAGGTGGCGTACTGGCAGGCGGTATGACTATTGTTGCAGACGGTGGAAGCGGCGCACCTTTATTAGGCTTGCGAAATACAAACAACGGCAATGCAGTGATGTCATTCGGTGCCGCCGGTCGCACAACGGCTCTCGCAACAATCGGTCAACGTGTAAACGGCAACACTTTCATCGGTGCGAATACGAATGGTTGGGATTTCGCACCAGACGGAACGTTATGGCTTCCCGGCGGAGGGCGTTTAGGTTCTGACGGGAACGTGTTTTTACCCTATTTCAACGAATGGATTTCAAACATATTGGCTCGATCAAACCGCCTTCGATACGGCGGCGTTCAGTGGGCAGATGTTCG